TGTCCTATTGCATCGCACGCAAACGCGCGGCGGGACATGGGACAGGATTGGGTTTGTTAAAGAGGGGTTCTACACCCTTAGCGGCGATATGCAGAGTGAGAGAGGGGGGTAGGCGGGTACCATGGGGGTAGGCGTGGGGGTGGGCCTTACGGGTCGCACACGTAACAAGTTCAGATTTTCCAAAACCTGTTACGCGCCGTAACTTCTAATAAGTAAGTATTCGACCGATTATTTACTTACTTGCCCCTGCGCGTACCCCTGGGGCTGGGGTTCAAGATCGACTCACAAGGAGCCGAGCCTACACGCGCTGTAGGCCATAAGGTACTGTAACTAACACAAGCCTGCTTGTAAACCACTGGTTGTTATTACATAATATCTGGATGAGCACCTTCGCCACTGCACTTCCAGAAAGTTTCTATATAGACCTTGCTATTGGGCTAACGTCGTTCGAGGACTTGTGTTCTGCTTACGAGGTAGACCCTGACGAGGTTAGAGAGCACGACCGCGATCCGCTGTTCGTGCGGCGCTTGATGCTGGCAAAGCAGGTTGTGGATGATGACGGTCGGGCGTTCCGTGCAAGGTGCCGGTCTATCGTCAACAACTCCGTGCATAAGCTCTATAAGATAATGAACGACCCGGACGTTTCCGCCAGCACGCAGCTTGACGCCTTTAAGACCCTCGCTCGGTTCGGTGATATGGAGCCGAAGGCGGCTAAGGAAGCAGCGGGTGCGAAGATATCTCTTACGATTATTGCTCCTGGTGGTGCTGAGTCAGGTCTGACGATAGAACACGTCGATAACGCCGAGCAGGCCGACCCCACTGCGGAGATTGCATCATGGGTTGGTATCGATGAGTGAGTTCAGAGCGACTCAGACGATGTGGGCGTTCATGAATGACCCTGCCTATGTGCGCGTCATTGCGGGGCCTGTTGGTAGTGGCAAGAGTGTTTGTTGTTCTCATGAGTTGGTTAAGCTTGCGTTGTCGCAGGCTCCAAACGACGACGGTGAGCGGAAGACTCGCCACCTCATCGTGCGAAATACCGCCGATCAGTTACGCTCGACCACCATGAAAACCTTCATGGATTGGTTTCCGCCTGGGAAGTGGGGTATTTTCAAAGCCTCCGAGCGTACCTTTTATATGGACTTGCCGTTGGAGGATGGGACTCGCGTTAAGGCTGAGTTTATGTTCATTGCTCTTGATACGCCGGACGACGTGCGGAAGGCGCTGTCTCTGGAGGCGACGTTCCTCTGGGGGAACGAGTGGCGCGAGCTGCACCCGAATGTGGTGGATGGCCTTTTGATGCGTCTGAGGCGCTACCCATCGATGAAGGATGGCGGGTTTACCCGGTCGGGGGCATTGTTCGACACCAATATGCCGGACATGGATTCATGGCACCAGGACAAGATGGAAGAGCCGCCGAGCAACTGGTCGGTTTACACACAACCCCCCGCAGTGCTGGCCTATGATGAGTATGTCGCCACTTACAGCGAAGACCCCGATGTAGAGCCTGTCGATGGGTACGACGATACCCAGTGGTATGTGAACCCCGGAGCAGACAATGTTGATCATCTCGACCCGCAATATTACCCAGAAATCATCCCCGGAAAGACCTCAGACTTCATCGATGTGTACCTGCGGTGCCGATACGGTCGTTCGCTTTCGGGGGTGCCGGTCTATGACAAGACGTTCACTCAGGACTTCCATATCGCGGAGACGCCCTATGAGCCGCTTCGTGCGTCTGAATACCCGGTAATTATCGGTCTGGACTTCGGTAGAACCCCCGCCGCTGTGCTGATGCAGCGCAACGTGCGCGGACAGGTGATCGTGTTAGCCGAAGAAACGTCGGAAAATATGGGTATCGAGACGTTTCTGAACAAAAAACTCAAGCCGTTGATCGTTGAACGCTTCTCCGGGTGCGCGTTTTTGGTGGCTCCTGACCCGGCAGGGTGGTCGAAACAGCAGATTGGAGAGATTAGCCCGGTCGATGTACTAAAAGCCGAGGGATTTAAGGTCGTGAAACCCGCGACAAATGACCCAGAGCGGCGGATTCAGGCCGTCGAGCGCTTGCTGACGATGAATACGGACGGAAAACCCGCGTTTTTGATCAATCCTGGCTGTTTGAACCTAATTCGGGGCTTTAAGTATGGCTATCGGTATAAAGTGAACAAAATCGGTAGCCAGGACGCAAAACCAGAGAAAAATTCCTTTTCGCACTGTCACGACGCCGCGCAATACGCCTGCTTGGTCATTGAAGGCAACCAGATTCGTGGGTCTTATGCGGGTCATGCACAGCGGCGCGACATTAAGCGGGTCAACTATGTGTGGGTGTAACTTATGAGCAGCGTCGTTCCTATGCCTAGCCAGGGGGCGATGAGCCTGGGTGGTATTATGCAGGCGGAGTCCGCTGCATCACTGATCGCGCGGCAGAAGATCGATGCCGATAGAGCCAACCAGCAGCCCGTGATGCGTGGGTTAGCCGCCCATATTCGTGCGGCCTGGGATGACAACGTATCAGCGAAGGATGATGTCGAGCAACGCATGCTGAAGTCCATGCGTCAGCGCAAGGGCGAGTATGAGCCGGACAAGCTGATGTCGATCCGTTCGACGGGCGGGTCAGAGATTTACATGATGCTGACGGCGGCTAAGTGCCGTGCCGTGTCGAGCTGGTTACGCGATGTGTTGGTCGCGCGTGGGACGGAGAAACCCTGGTCTATAACACCGACGCCTGTGCCCGATCTGCCGCCGGACATGATGCAGAAGATATCCACCGCCGCTGATGAAGTCATGATGATGGCGCAGATGTCGGGGAACCCCATACCACCCGCTGCGATGCAGGAGTTGGTTGATGAGCAGCGCAAGGAGATGCTCGCCAAGCTCAAAGAAGAGGCGGTAGAGCGTACCGACGCTATAGAGCGTCGGATGGAGGATCAGCTTATCGAGGGGGGTTTCCTTCGGGCGCTGTCTCAGTTTTTCGACGATATAGCGACGTTCCCCGCCGCCATCTTGAAGGGGCCGATTATCCGCAAGCGGGCTAAGTTAACTTGGGTGCAGGGGGCTGAGGGGTGGGAAGCCCAAACACAGGAAGTTATAGTGCCAGAGTGGGATAGGGTTGACCCGTTTCGTTTGTACCCGTCGCCGCAGGCTGAGACGCCAGATGATGGTGACTTGTTGGAACTGCACTCCCTGTCCCGTTCAGATCTTCACGCAATGGTCGGTGTGGATGGTTACGACGAACGGGCAATCCGCGCCGTGCTGGATGAACACTCTCGCGGTGGTTTAGTGGAGTGGACGGCGGCGCGATCTGACATTGAGGGTGTGTCTGGAAAATCTGGGTTGGATGATAACCCAGGTAAGTTGATTGATGCGTTGCAGTATTGGGGGTCTGTACAAGGAAAGATGCTGCTGGAGTGGGGGATGGACGAGGCGGAGGTGACTGATCCGCTGGCGGAGTATGAAGTGGAGGCGTGGTTGATCGGCTCCTGGGTTATCAAGGCGATCATCAACCCGGATCCGCTGGGTCGCAGACCTTACTACAAAACCAGCTATGAAGAGCTGCCAGGGTCGTTCTGGGGTAACTCCCCGGCTGACTTAGTGCGGGACTCGCAGGATATGTGTAACGCCGCCGCCCGTGCGTTGGCTAACAACATGGGTATCGCGTCGGGGCCGCAGGTCTATGTTAACGTGGATCGCCTGCCACCAGGGGAGGACATTACCAACCTCTACCCTTGGAAAATCCATCAGGTCATCAGTGACCCGGCAGGTGGCGCATCGCCACCGATTGGGTTCTTCCAGCCGAACTCCAACGCCCAGGAGCTTATGGGGATCTATGAGAAATTTTCTGTCCTGGCCGATGAGTACACCGGCATACCGCGCTATATGACAGGCAGCGCCCCCACGGGCGGCGTGGGTCGCACGGCGTCGGGCATGTCTATGCTAATGGATCACGCGGGTAAGGTGTTGAAACAGGTCGTAGCTAACATTGATGGGTTTGTTATGACCCCCTTGTTGGAACGCCTGCACTACTACAACATGCGCTATGCCAAAACCGACGACCTTAAAGGTGATGTTCGCATTGTTGCTCGCGGCATGAATAGCATGATGATTAAAGAGTCCGCCCAGGTGCGTAGAGATGAATTCCTGCGGTCGACGGCTAACGAGTTCGACATGCAGATCATAGGGATGGAGGGTAGAGCGGAGATTCTACGCGAGTCGGCTAAGACTCTGGATATGAACGTGGACAAGGTTGTGCCTGACCCCGACACCGTAAAGATGCGCCAACAGGCCATGATGATGCAGGGGGCGCAGCCTGCCCAGCCGGAGAAGCCGGATGGTCACGCGCTACAGACAGGCGACCCAGTAACGAACAACCGCAAACCACCTTCTAATACTTGACAGTAGATAAATGTTTTGGTATTCAGTAGAATATGAAAATAGATATTAGGGCGGCGAAGTGTTTTGTCCGCTTGCAGGCTGAGGAGTTTCGCCCGTTGGTGGATTTCCTGACAGCGATGCGAGACGAGAAACTAGCCGCCTTGGTAAAGGCGACTGACGTGGTGATGATTCACCGCCTACAAGGGCAGGTGTCGCAGATCGACGAGTTGCTTATTACCGTGCGCGATTCCCGCGCAATCACCGAGAAACTCGGTGGATAACCGCTGACCGTGAAGTCGGAGCGAACATGAGCCTACCAAAAGCTGTACAGCGTCAACTGGAAGAAGCCGAGCGTCTTGCCGGGCAAGAGTTAGAGGTGCCGATGGCACCCGTAAATCCGCCTATTAAAGACGTGGCCGAACCCGATACGCCAGCAGAGAACGATTCAGCCGTCGAGCCAGAAGCACCAGAGAAGGTCGAGAAGGTCGAGAAGGCCGAGAAACCGCCAACCACCGAGGAGACTTGGGAGCAGCGGTACTCGTCATTCAAAGGACTGGCCGACGCTGAGCTACATCGTATGTCGGAAGAAGTCAAACGCGCCAATGCGCGTGTCGAGCTACTGGAGGGAAAACTTGCCGAGTTGGCGAAGAAGGCGGAAACGCCACCCGAGCCACCAATGGATGTTCCCTCTATAACGCCCGAGGATGTCGATACCTACGGTAAAGATTTGATTGACCTACAAGAGCGCGTCGCAAAGCGCGTCATGGCTGACGCGAGCAAGGTGTTTAACGCGGAGCGCGGAGCGTCGGCCAAGCGCATCGCCGAGCTGGAGGCGAAGTTAGCCTCTATGCAAGGTGATATGCAGCGACATTCCGCCCATAGCTTCACGACATCACTTGCCGCACGAGTGCCATCTTGGGAGAAGGTCAACACGGATCCTGGCTTCTTGGCTTGGTTGGCTCATATTGACCCATTGGTCGGCGTTAGCCGCCAAGACTTACTTAATGATGCTGTTAGTCAAGAGAATGTCGACCGTGTAGCGGCGTTTTTTACGTCCTATATGTCGGCGCAACCTGCCAACCCCCAGACGAATAACGACGCGGAGTTGAATAAGCAGGTATCACCGGCTCGATCCAGTAAGGCCACTGTCACGTCAGATGCCCCGAAGATATGGACTCAAGCCGAGATTTCAGATTTTTATAACGGTGTAGCACGCGGGAAAGTCTCCGCTGATGACGCCGCAAAGATCGAAAATGATATCAACCGTGCTATCACAGAAGGCCGCATTAAGTAAAACGCTGGACTCTTTGGTAGCGTTTTGTTACTAAGGAGTCCATAAATGGCTACTATTACCCCCGCAGCAACTTTTCCGGTAACTGGCTCGTTTGCTACTACCCCCTCGTACTCGGGTACTTTTATCCCGACTATTTGGTCTGGTAAGCTCAACGCCAAGTTTTTCGCCGCCACGACGTTTGGCTCGGTGTCTAACACCAACTGGGAAGGTGAGATAAAGAACAAAGGCGATCAGGTGATTATCACCAACCCGCCGAGCATTTCGATCAATGACTATACCGCTGGTATGGACTTGGTTTATGAAGTGCCTGACCCAGAGACGATTGAGCTAGTCGTTGACCAGGGCAAGTATTTCGGTGTGCAGGTCAATGACGTACTGGCGCTACAGTCCAACCATAGCCTGATGAGCATGTTCACGGATGATGCTTCCGAGCAGCTCAAGGTCGCCATCGACACAAACTGCTGGGCCGCGACTTTCAATGGCGCGGCTGCGGCTAACGTGGGCGCGACGGCGGGCGTTATTTCTGGCGCTTATAATATGGGCACCGACGCGGCACCCGTTGCTCTGGATAAGGACAACATCCTTAACAACATCTTGGCTATGGCGTCGATCTTGGATGAGCAGAACGTGCCAGAGGATGGTCGTTGGTTGGTGTTGACCCCCGCTGAGCGGTTCCTGTTGATGCAATCCAACATTGCACAGGCGTATTACACTGGCGACTCGACCAGCCCCCTACGCAACGGTAAGGTTGGCATGATTGACCGCTTCGACTTGTACGTGTCTAACCTTCTGCCTCGCGCACTGGCGGATGAGGACTGGGTTGGCGGTGCTGATGCGGGTACTGCCAAGCGCCACGCGATTGTAGCTGGCCACAAAACCGCCATGACCTTCGCCGCGCAGATTGCTAAAACTGAGCCGATTCGCAACCCGTCAGACTTTGGCGACGTGGTTCGTGGCTTGAGCGTCTTCGGTCGCAAGGTTGTTAAACCTGAGTCGATGGTAACTTTGATTGCCGCTGGCTAAGCACTAATAGGGCTGCTATCGCAGCCCTTTTCTAATAGGGGATCACTATGGGCATTAGCCTACGTCAGCTACGGGCGACGCCCGGCATCGAGATTACTGGTGGACGCATCATCGCACAAACAGATACAGGGCGGCGATACGTCGGCCATGTAGCCAATGGTGAAGCGGTACTAACTGATGGATTCTTACCTAATACTGCTGTAAAATCTATGCCTAATGCGGACGCTTTGTTAGCCGAATTAGACACCATCGACACTGCGGACAAGTCCATGCTTCTACTGTTCGCTACCGAGCGCCTCGGTCTCGCGTTAAGTACACGAAAAGGCGCTCGGGCTTTGCGTAATGATATCGTAACGGCTATTACTGGGGGCGGGTAGTGGATGTCAGTGGCTTGATAGCGATTTGTCGGAGGCGTATCGACGATACGGTAGAACCCTACCTTATCTCCGATGAGGAGTTTACCCAGTTCGCCAACACCGCCCAACGCGAGGTGTGTGAGCGCGGACATGAGCTGTTTGACGAAACTTCTGCCGTTACTTCGGTTGCTGTTACTGCGGGTGAGCCGACCTATACCGTGAGCGACGCCATTATCGTGATAGAGCGTGCCCAGGTGGTGGGTGAGCCGTTACGGATGACCAAAATTCTACGGGAAGACCTCGACATCAACCGATACAACTGGGGTTCTACATCAGGGACTCCTACGCATTTTTATCAGTTTGGCAACACAATCCGGCTCTATCCGACACCTGATGTTGATTACACGCTTCACATGAGCGTGTACCGATACCCACTAGACGATTTAGAGTCTACCTCTGATGAACCCGAGCTGCCTGTTGCGGAACAGGTCTATCTCACGCATTGGATGTGCTGGGAAGCGGCTAGGAAGTGGGACGTGGAGGCGTTCAATATGGATATGGCGGCGAATGAGCTGAGATTATTTGAGCAACGATTCGGTCGATCCCGTACAGCCCTAGAGATGCGTAGCTGGAGAGACCTCCCACGTGACACGTCCGTAAGGATGAGGAGACTTTGATGACTGGACGAAATGGTAATAAAACCGCTGCGAAGATGACCACTGCGAAGAAGGCCCCCGCAGCCCCCGCAGCCCCCGCAGCCGCCGCGAAGAAGACACCCGCCGCAAAGAAGACACCCGCCGCGAAGAAGACACCCGCTGCGAAGAAGACCGCTGCGAAGAAGACACCCGCTGCGAAGAAGACACCCGCTGCGAGTAAGCCATCTACTGCTCTCACTGTGAGGTCGCCTACTACCCCCGCAGTGAGGAAGACTCCAGGTACCCCGGTCGCTAAGAAGACACCTGGCGCCCTCACAGTGAAGAAGATACCTGGTGCTCTAGCTGCGACTAAGGGCGCGGGGGTGGCGGGTCGCGTAGCTGGTGCGGTTGGTCGCGTAGCTAGGGCGGCTAACCCTCTCGGTGCTGCCGCGCTGGCCGCTGAGGGTGCGAAGTACGCATACGACGACATGAAGGCCAACCCAAAGACGGGTACTTACCCAACGGGGAAGACCGGGCGCAACAAAGTACGGGGCGGTACGCCGCCTGTACCCCCCACAGCGAAGAAGACCACAGCGGAGAAGGCACCTGCTACCCCCACTGCGAAGACACCCGCCGTCGCGCCCTCAGACAAGCCGACGAAGATTGTAAAGACCAAAGGCGGCGATTACCCAGTCTATAAAAAGTCATCCGCCACTGCTGGGAATTTCCGATCTGCGTTCGCCGCTGCGCGAAAGGCGGGTAAGTCCGAGTTTACATGGCAAGGCCGTCGGTACAATACGAAAACCAAGTAATGAACATTCTCGCCTTTCGCGGTTCCTCGCTCATCTCGCGGCTCATCCGTTGGCAGACTCGCAGCCCTTACAGCCATGTGGCGATTGAGTTGGACAACGGTGTGATCTTCGAGGCGTGGCACCGGGGAGGAGTGATCAAGCACGACGCTCGCCGTTCGTTACTCGATGTACACGAGCACGGAACGCAAGTCGATGTCTTCCGTGTCGATATGCTGGAGGGCTTCGTACCTGCTACGGAGCAGTGGTTGGACAGACGGGTGGGTTCGCGGTATGACTTCCGCTCCGTACTGCGGTTTGTCACCCGTCGCCCGGCTGTGGAGAACAATCGGTGGTTCTGCTCCGAGCTGGTCTCGGAGGCACTGAGCCACGTCGGTATGTTTCTCCAGCACGCCCCCTCACACGACCTCAGCCCACGCGATATCGTGATGTCACCGAAGCTTGAGCTGGTCGATACGATTACTCTATGTCCGACGCTCTTGAGGTGCTCATGAACGATAGTGTGTACCGAGCCTTCATGTGGCTCTTGAACCTGCTCACGATCACGGCGGGTGCGGTAGTACTTGCCCTGGTGCTGACTGGCTGCGGCGGCGACACGGCATTGAGAGCCGATATTGCCGGCGCGAACATTGATCTGGTCAAAGCGCAGGCGCAAGCCTACAGCCTCCCGATTGTCGAGCTTGAGGTGCCACAAGCCAGTGGTGACGCACTGAAAATCATTTTGCGAAACCCAGTCGCCAATCCGCAGCAAGTTGCAATGCCCGACGACCCCTGGGCGCGTGTCGCAGACCGGGCAATGGGCGTAGCCGGAACGCTCGGCGGCATCTACCTCGGCGGCGTTGCAGCACAAGGCATCGTGTCGGAAACGGGAAAAGCGATAGGCGGCGCATTACAGACAGCCCCGGCTCCCGTTGTCGTGCAGCCATCTTACCCACCGCTGCTAGGTGAATAATATGACAGAGTGGGACGGCGTCGAGCGGCGCACAGAAGACGACGCGCTGCATGATCTGGATCGGCGACTGATTAAAGTTGAGCTGCGCACGGATCATATAGAAGGCGTCGTCATGGCCAACTCGCTCGGAATAAAAGAGATTCATAAAGTCGTGGAGC